CAGCCATGAAGGATGCCAGCAAATGAGCACGATTTCCGAAACGGTTTACACGTTAAAGCAATTTAACAAATGGCGGCGTGGAAATAAAACAACCACCGCGCCTGACCCATTTGAGGTGGGCGTGGCTATTGACGATGCCGTGCGAGTACTGCGTGAACTCTTTGCCATGACCGCTCGCGCCGAGCAAGCGGAGGCTGAACTCGCAACCGAGCGCGAAAAGGTTAAAGTGATGCGGGAGGCGTTGAGCTATGTAGCAGGGTGGCCGGTTGGCAATCAGGCTGAGATTGCCCGTGACGCTCTCGCCGCGACAAAGGAGGCCAGCAAATGAGCACACCACATGTAAAGAAAACCACAGAAAACCATGCATTTCCCCGCAACATGTCAAAATTAACAATCAAACTCGCCAAGCAAATTAAAAGCAAAGTCGTTATTGATGATGAGTTTCGTGTGGTGGCGTTAACCTACCGATCTGCCTTGGTTACGTTGCGCAATGTGCTGCGCAAGCATGGCCGAGAGATCACCGCGGCGTGGTATCACCGCTGGACGGATGGCCAGCACTGCTGCGTGACGCTTCTCATCAAATACTGAGCACGCGATCTTAACCCTAATGTTAACAACCTACGTTATGAAAGACAAAATCATCACCCTGCTGCTCACCCTGGCGTTCTCGTCGCTGATTTTGATGCTCTGGCCTGTGCTGGCGTACATTTTCAAGATCGATGAGCGGGATAAAGACCCTTAGATAGGCCAATGCGGCCGTTTTAACGGCATCTCCCGCCTGATCTGGCTCAAGACCCCCATAACTCACATTATGGGGTCTTTTTTTGATTTAAACCACCAATAGTTCACATTGGCCAGTCGATCCAGTCATCTTTGGTTTTTTTGAGATAATTCAAACCAATCATTCATAGGGCGCGTAGCTCCTTCGCCCTGTAAGGAGCGAAGAGGAGCTATAAGCGCCCCTGTGCTTTAGTACAAGCAGCCCCCTCACATAGCCCCCAAAATCATCCTTTCGTCATCCTCCAATCATCCTCTCAGGTCATGCACGATCTTGGCGAGGGCGTTATGCTGCTCAACTACTTCAGCCAGTACGCCTTGCAGATGCTTGACCTTGGCCAACGATTCGCGCACCTGGCGCCTGAGGTCGGCCATCTCGCCGGCGATCCTCATCCTCCGATCATCCTCGGTCTCAAAGGTCACATGCTCGGCGCCCTGCCAGATGCGGCCGCGGGTAAGAAAGATCAGGTGCCCCTTGTTGCGCAGGTAGTGGAAGGTGCGCTGCGCCGTAGGCAAGTCGCAGCCTGCTTCTGATGCGATAAAAGCAAGTACGGCACTGCGTTCCGGTATGCGGTCATGCCGGCGCGGCTCCATTCTGCGGAAGAGGTCACAGGTCATAGCTTGATGGTGGCCGGTGCGGTAGTTGGCTTAGGTTTAAACATCACCGAGGGCGCATACTCCCAGCAGATGCCGGCCTGAGAGTGTCGCAGTCGGATGGCCGATGCCGGGTTACCCATCAGATCCACCATGCCGCTGCGTTTGCCACGCTTGGTCAACGTAAACGTGAAGGTTGGATCGTCACCCTGGCGTTGCAGGACGCCCACCTCTCGAGACCAGTTGGTGAGATCCGCGGAGCCGGCGCCGGCGTAAGCCAGATCGGACACGGTGCCCTTGGACTGGTCGCCCTTGGGTGGTTTTGGCATGTGGTGGAGCCAGATCCAGACGCAGCCGGTCTCTTTCAGCACCGGATTGAGATGATTGCGCAGGAATTTGGACATGAACTTCTGTTCCGATATGTCGTCGCCGGCATAAGACAAGAGCGGATCCGCAATCATGAGGTCGGCCTTGTGCTTCACGATGATGGATCTGGCCAACCTGATGAAGTCGGTGCCGGTCTTGACCGTCTCGTCGTAGAAACGAATGTTGGTGTTGAGCGTCTCGAGATCCTGACCGCTGAACCGCATCGCATCAACGACTCCGCGGAATGCCTCGGCCATGTCGCCCATGTCATTCTCGGCCTGAATGAATGCCACCCTTAACGGTTTGACGGGTTTGATGCCAAAGAAATGCCGGCCAAGGCCAAGGGTCAGACCGAGCTGCATGGCAAACGATGATTTACCAACGCCAGACTGGCCCACGATGGTGAGAGATCCGCCGCGGCATAGCCAACGCTTGCCAAGGACGTTGTTGGGATCGTTCTCGGTGTCGTACTCAAGCAGTTCCTGCGGCGTAGTAGGATCTGCGATCTCGGACTGATCTCGCCAATCAATCCACTCCTGCCAGGTCGATAGGCCAATGTTGAGCGCCACCAGCTTCTGCTCAATGTCGCCGCGCATGATGCCAGGAAGCCGGCTGAACCGCGATGGATTCTTGTTGGCTTCGCACGGATCATAGTCGGACAGGTAGTCGTACACGATATCCCGGCGCTCATCAAACTCGGCCTTGTCGGTGGCATCGACGCGCACCCAGGCGTGAAGTGACCGGCCACCGGAGTCGATTACCGCGGCGATGGGGAGCTGGCACTGTTGAATGATGGCAAGCTGTTCATCCTTTGGCTTCTCGTCGAACTCGATTAGGCAATGCCTATAATCCGCGACGTTGGCGTCGGATCCGACATACAGGTCTGGCTTAGTGGGGTTAATTCGGATCCAAGCGCCAGCTTCTTTGTTGTCCCAGATGGCGTCGGGGAAACGCTCAAGCCAGCGCACCTGAGTCATAAATGTACCACTGGCCGATGGAAACCATTTGCCGCGCTCCTCATCGTGACGGGCTTCGTTGGTGATACAGATCCAGTCGGTGGGCAGGAAGACCGTCTCAAGGAATCGCTTGGTGGCCTCGTAGCCGGTCAGCTCGGTGCTGGGCGCCGCCACCGCCGGCAATGAGCGCACGATAAACTTGCCAGTGGGTGACACGCACGATGGCCGACGCACGCTGACATCACCGATCAGATGGCCGGCCGGCTTGTCGTGTGGCTTCTTGATGGCCTCGTCGATCTTGTGCTCAAGTTCTCGAGTGCTCCACGGTGGAACGCACTTTGCGTTGTACTCTCCGAGCAGCCAAAGCGCATCGATTTTGTTGAGTGAGAAACCATGCACCAGCGCGACGGCGACGGTGTAGGTGGTGGAGTGACCGCTTGATCCAGAGATGGCGGGTGGGCAGTGCGCGAGGTACGCTCGAGCACGTTCTAATATGGGATTCATTGGAATGTAATTGGAGTTATTGTGTGCAGTGCTGACGGAGCGCGATGCGTAGTGTTTCTACGAATACAATTGTTTGGGGAGTGATAGGTAATTCTAACAATTCAAACGCAGTGAGACACTGGCCTAGCAATTCACGCTGCGCCTCGATGGTACTATTTTTTTCGCTTAAGATATCTTTCATCGAGTTGTTCAAGGATGAGTTCCTTAACTTTGTTCTTGGTTTTCCGTCCGCGTTGAATCTCTCGGCGCCAGTCTTCACCTGTGATGGTATTGAAAATGTGATCGTAGTTGTCGCGGTAGTGTTCCGAGAAACAGTTCCGCGGTGAGTCGCCCTTGCCGTTGTTCATTTTTTGGTAAAAAGATTTTTGATGTAGACGTAAATTTTAAGGAGCAACGACTGCCAGAAAAGAATCTTCACGTTGCCACCGATCACGACTGGCCGATCAGCCCAGCCCACGCGCACTCGAACTGGCAGGCCATCACTGCGTTTGCAGTTCACGATGCGCACGTCGGTCGTCTTGCCCTTTGCGTTTTCCGAGTAATTTCCGATATCAATGTCGACCTTCTCGATGCTGCCGCCGCCGCGGATGATCGTCACGTTGGACAGATCGATCTGCGAGGATCCACCCTTGATCGTGAATGCGTACAGCTTGCCGGCGCCTACCTGGCAGTTGCCAATGTAGATCGAGCGGCAGAATCGCATGATGTCGATGCCGTCCTCGCGGTTGCCACCAGACGGATTTATGATGCAGTTGTTAATGTTGGCACCCTCGACGTGCGACAGCTTTAGGATGTCGTCGTACTGCTCAGGGTTTGGCGCATCGATGGTATCATTCTGGATCACGACGTTTTGTTCGTCGGCGTAGCTTTTGTAGTTTTTATCGCTCATGATTTTTTGGAAAAAGTGATGTGTTTACCGTTTAGGACTCGAGACACGCAGGCCGGCGAACGCGACATGCGCTCGCAGATCAGGCTGGCCTTCATGCCTGAGTGATGCAGCTCGAGGATCTTGTCGTGTTCTTCTTTTGTGAGAAAGTCACGCCGCGTGATGATCTGATCGCGCTCAACTCGAGGTTTCATGCCTTCAATGTTTGGGCCGTGGTTAAATTTATCAGCATGCTTGCGCAGGATAAACTCAATGTTGCGGAGGGTTTCACTTGGGCTGTTCATTTTTTCTTTTTAGGCCGGCCACCTTTCTTGCCGTTGATGCGTGCGCTCTGCGCCTTGCGTGGAGTTTTGATTGATCCCAAGAGCGCCGCAGCGTTGATGGGTTTGTGACAGTGTGGGCAATTCATAGTGGACGTGAAATTTTGTATCCTAGCTTTTGATAGGTTCTAACTCTTGCGAGAAATTGAGCGTGAGCCAGCGCAGCGCCGGCATCAACAAAGTCGTGAACGATGCCAAATTCTTTGCCTTCGTGCGCTCGCATCACGCGGCCTGCACGTTGCTCGAGCTTACCCGCGGATCTACCTCCAGCGGCAAGAATCAACACACTGGCCCGCGGCACATCAAGTCCCTCGTCGGCCAGACTGGTTGCAATCATGCAGCGGAGTGCTCCACTGCGGAATTTTTCAATGGCTTCGGTGCGTCGTTTCTTGCCGATTTTTGCGTGGACGACAACGGAGTCGGCGATGTCAGCCTGGAGTCGCTCACCGTGTTCGACGGTTGAGACCAAGATCAAGATGCTGCCGGGTTCGCTGGTCGCCAGGTCGATAATCTTGGCGTTACGTTTTGCGT